AATTGTCGTATAATTTAATTTTGTTCATCAATAGACATATTATGGTTATCTATAGTTAGATCAAAATTAGACTGTTCATATCTATTACTATCTAATGCTGTTTCGCTATCATGGTCAGAGTTATATGGATTTCTATTTAATTTTATTACAATACCACCAGATTGCCTAACAACATCTACTTCATTCGGAAATCTACAATCCGCTATTAATGCTAAAAGTTTATTGTCATGTCGTATTTTGTTTATCGTTGCGTTGGCCCAAACATTATTTTGCATTTTTCTAAATATGTCGGTACCAACTATTTGCATTACTTCTCTAGCAGATAACTGTTTATCATTCCAATAACAGTCTACGAATTCGTTCTTTTGTTCATCTGAACCATAGCATTGATTATAAGTTAAACCAAATATATCAATACATATATTTTGTTTTAATGGATCTGCAAAGTTATAAATTTTAGTATCATAATCTACCCAACCAATTTTTAACGCTGTCGAGTAGAATAAATCTTTAACAAATTCAGCAGAAGTTGTTTTGCCTGATTGTTTTCGGCCAGCAAAAGCTATAATTGTTGTCATATTTTGTTTTTTATTTCTGTTTCTATTTCTTTTACAGTCATTTCTGCTATATCTGCCTTGCTTATAGGTATGGAAGAGACATTATAGGTATTTTTGCACTTGTTTCTGATAAGTTCTGAAGCTTTAAAACCAGCTTCATCATTGTCCATGATTATTATCATAGTCATGGCCCCTGATCCGTCCAACAATATTTTTTGATAATCACTCAAATTAGAGCCAAATAATGCTACAGAGTTGTGAATTCCGGCTTCTTCTAGTCTCCATACATTTCCAGGACTCTCCACCAATATCACTGTACCGGTTTTTAATATGAGTTCTTTAGCAAACCACAGGTTGTAGAGATGATTTTGACTTTTAAAATTATGGTTGTGTTTCCATTTAGGAAATTTCCATCTATTATCTATTTCTGGGCATTCTTTATTTGAGTCGTGATATGACTCACAGACCTGACATTTGTTAAAAATACTTCGACCCGTACACCCAACCATATATTTATATTCAGTATCATATATAGGGGCTATCGCTCTATTATACATTTCTTTTTCTGGCTTATTACATAATCCGACATCATATTTATTTAAGACCTCTTTACTAAACCCTCTGTATACAAAATATTCTGAAGGAATTATTAAAGATGATCTAATTGAATTTCTAGAAACTTTAGACTCTATTGTTTCATTTGTATGCACTTTAGACAAAGTTGATACAAAAGAAGAGAAATTTCTTTTATCTATCTCTGTATTTGAATTGTTGTATAAATTGTATTGTTTCATCAAATGAAACAGTTTTATCTTCGTTAGTTTTCCATCCGTGTTTTTTGTTTGACAATAATCCTCTAACAAAACCTATAATAGAAGATTTAAAAAATTTATCACAATTGTGTGTTCTACACTTCCAATTTCCTCGATAGGTGTCTCCATCTGGATAAATATTGAATGCTGTCTTATTGTCTCCGTCATGTATTGGACATTTACCAACAAACATTTTACCATTATGTCGTAAATCATGTAATCCAAAATAATCAAACAAAGATTCTATATTGTCACATAATTTATCACATACTATTTTAAGTTTATGCTGATTATATGAATTCGATTGTTTCTGCATTGTTATTGTCATCTGCTTCTATCTCAAAAGTATTTGTTGTTTTTGGACTAATGTTGTTTGCTATTTCTAATTTTGTTCTACCCTCAGTAATCTTAGCGCACCAACCTTTCATATGACAATTAATATAATCGTTATCGTCTAATCCCCCTCCGTGCCTGCTAATTACAGGAATTAACTTTCGATTGCCTTCTCCAGGACCATCTTCTGCTATTTCTTCATCGCTTTTTCTTTTGAAAATAGTAAAATTACTCACTCGCTGTGTCCGTTGTTTCTTTGGTTATCCCATCTCTATTCAATTGGACAAAGGCAACTATTGGGACTTTATATCTTGTAGCAAAATTATGTAGAGCAGTCATCATAAAACCTAAAACTTGATATTCTTTTAGATCTTGACTCATTCCCTGACTATCCATCAACTTTAAATAATCATAAAATATAACGCATGGTTTTGCCGATCCGTCATCTTCAAGACCAACGTCTTTGACTATCCATCTTCTCATAAGAGCTAATTGTTCTTCGAATGGCTTGCCTGCTATAGATTTATAATAAAGATTACATCCTTTTAATGTTTTTATTGCATTTTCTATTTTACTTTTTTTATCTTGAGAATTAGCAAATTTACCTGTTTCTATTTGATTAATTTCTATCTCTGTTAACATAGCCAATATTCTATTAACATGATCTTCTTTTGTCATTTCTGTGTCTAGATTTAAAACAGGTATTCCCGATTTTGCAACATTCACACCCATATTATCTACAAGAAGCGTTTTGCCTGTTTTTGGCCTAGCAGCTATCACATTTACAGTGCTTTTTCTTAAACCTCCTCCTATGGCCGAATCATAAACAGGAAACCCTGTAGGTATTCCTATTTGATCAATAGGACATTCTATTAATTGTTGAATATATAAATCTATATCATCTGTCATAGATACTGGGCCGCCATCAGCATCGTTGATTAATGATGTAAAGTCAAATACAGTATCTTCTGCTATGGATAGTATATGAGAAATTGATTCTGAACCAGATAGATCTAATAATTTGTTTTTTGCTTCTTCAAGCTGACCAAATAAAAGCCGTGCAATTTCTAGTTTTCTAATTTTTGCAGCAAATTTTGATACATTATCTCTATGTACGGGAAAATCTAATATTGCTCTTAAGTGTTGAGCTTCTTCTTTTTTTGATAGAATATCAGATAAATTTAATTCTTTGGATGTAGAATATATAGACGCTAAATCTATAAATTTAAGTTGTTGTTTTTCACAAATATCTTTTAAACATTTGTAAATAATTTTGTTACTGTCTATCGTAAATGTAAGGTCGCTTAGTATATCTGCTATGTCTAAGTATAGATCCTCACCATACTTACATATACCAGATAATACAGCTCTTTCAGCCGAAGGGTCTGATAATATCATTTTAGTTTCCAGAAGAAGATGCACACTTGTTGCACTTATACCTATCTGATTGGTCAGGAATTATATGAGGATTAACTTTTTCTTGTTTCCCGCATGTTCTACAGACAACATCTATTTTAGTAAATTGTCTATTTCTGGGAGTTGGTGGATGTACTGATAATTTTTTTTTGATAGTCAAATCTGATTTTTTTATATCTTTTTTTTTCTTATCTAAAAAATTATTTTTTTTTTTAGCATTTCTATTAACTGTTTAATTTGTTCTGGGTTTTGTATATTAAGATCCATGTTTCACCTTTGTTTTTTGAACAGATAAAATAACATCCGATAAATTTTTTATATTGTTGCTTAGATAAGACAATCTATCCATACGTTGTTTTGCATATTTTTTTATTCTATTTAATGCTTCTGCTTTATCATTATGCTTAATTGCTTGTAATGATTTTTCTAAAAACCCATAACCTTTATAATTATTGATCTCATCTGCTATACTTTCTTTAATGCTTTCTTCAGCCCAATTGTGTCTAGCTATTTCTCTATTCAGAGTTCTTTGTAAAAAGAAGGCATATTGAGCCAATCTATAAGCTATTTGGGCACAATCTTCGGGTGTCAACTTTTCTATAATATCTCTTGACATAGAAAAATAATTGTCAAATTCTTCTTGAGAGAAGGAATGCTCTTCTGGATATTTTGTTAAGCCTATAGAAGATTCGTATTCGTCTAATATTTTATCCCAATGTTCTACTTGTTCTTTAGTCGTTTGCAATGATATTCTCCCATGAATTTTGGGTGTCGTATGGTAATTCTATATATTTAATACCATTTAATTCACACCATTCTTTTTTCTCTCTGTCTCTTTTTTGAGATCTTAAAAAGCCTAATTTATCATTATGATAAAAGGGTATAAATTTATAGTGTTGTTGCCCTTGTACTTCTACTGCTGTTTTTATCATTGGTATGTAAAAATCTAAATAGTAAACATCTGATCTTTTAACAGGTACGGGAATTTCTTCTAATATTTGTAGCTTGCCGAGTTTTTCTA